CCCATCTATCGTGTGGGTTGTCGTGAATGAGTTTCCTGAGGGTTCAACTGTAGAAGGAGTATTTCCGTTATTATTTAGACACTTATACACACCATTTTCTGATGTAACACAATAAAACTCTATGCCTCGCATGTTTATTGTGTTATCCCATGTAGCAAATACCTTACCAGACGCCCAATTGTATCTAGTCACAACTAATGATATGTCGTTGGGTGTGATATTTTTTAGATATACGATATTCGATCGTATCGCCATGTTTTCAAGTTCGGAGTCTTCTTGAATCAAATCTGGTGCAACATCCTGAGACCCCCAAGAATTGACTTTGCCAAGGTAGTAATAATATCTTGAATGTTGGTACTGGATATCATCCGCAAATAGCGACGCTAAGTCGGCGTGGAAATCGTGTCGTAGTGAATTTGCCATCGTGAATTAAGAAATAGTCACATTCCATGTAATTTCTAGTGTGTCGGGGGCAGCTTTGTTCACGACGGGAAATGTCGTTCTACATAGCATTGTGCCGACAGTTGCACTATTAAAAATTCCAGCTTCCGTTATAGCACCAGTACCAACACCAGCTGGCAGTGATACGTTATACGTGATTGTATTATCAACTCGCGAACCCCCAGGTACGGTAAGTGATGTACGTGAACCAACAATTTCGGCACCCAGCGCCGTATTACCGATGACTGGCGACGCAGTATTTGTGCCTACCGCAATATGCGACATTACCGGTTCTGTATTTGCGCTCAATCTTGAAGCAATAAGGTTTTTACCAACCGTCACAACAAGGTTTTTAATATCTAATTGTTGTTTTACGGTACCGTTCTCGTCTTTCAGTAAAACGCTTAATTTGCCCGTCGCGGTGACATTATCTTTGATCATTTTATTATCCTATAGTTATTGTGTGTTCGTCACTAATATAATCTTCATCCAAAATTCCAGGGGTAAAATACCCCAAAGACGTTGTTACTGCATTATCTGGTGAGCTAACCCCAACAGTATCGACCATATATTTATTTAATGTATTGAAAGCATCATCAGTGTTTGTTAGTGTTTCGTTGAATTGTTTGTTATTATTTAATATAACTGAATCACCAATAGGTACAAAATCAAACTCTAGAAGCTTCTCGAATGATAAAGTGCGCGACAAATTAACGCTCACATCATATTCAACTTCCTTCAACAATGACGAAAATCGTTTAGTCCCCGCGGGGTGCATTATTTTTAGTAAATTTCTATATTCACCGATATCACGTGCAGTCTCTATTACATATGAAAATGGTTGATAAAAATAATTATCTTGTAAGCGTATAAAATGATTAGATATCTGACCATTTTCGTTGAGAAATCTACCCTTATTTGATACTAGATTTTCGAAATTATATATTAATGTTGCCCGCGAATCTAACCATTCCTGTAACGTTATCCCCGTGTTATGTGCATTCTGTGGTGGAAATGATTGGGAAAATATTTTATTGACAACTTCTTCGCCATAATATCCTCGCTCAACATATTCAGTCAAATAATACGAATTATCCAGAGAATCCGTAGTTCCAATCACAGATTCATATATACCATCCGTGGCGTCATCTACAGTCAGTGCGTGGTGATATATATCTGGAGATACAGAAACTAACGTAGACTCAACAATAACCCCAGAGCTTGCTGGCCTATTCTTATACGGCGATACTATGACGATTTCATTTTGATCGTGAACGCCATGTTCACGAATTTCCAACTTAGCTATCCCTGTACCTGAATCAATACTAATAACTTTAGCGATACTGTTTATGTTATTCTTTCCGGGTATGGTTATCACTTGACCAACTTGCCAAGAATTTCCGGGTACAGTTACTGAAAGGTATGACGGCGACTTAATTAACTGGCCAATGTAAACTAATGCGTTAGTTTCATCATATATGTTGATTTGCTGGTCGTCTACGATAAATATCTCAGAGTATGTATTAAAATACAATCTAAACGTATTATATTCAATCTGAACTATTTTTGTTACATCTATAACGAAGTCACCACGAAAATTTGTGAAGTGTATGATTACGTTCGATCTAGGAATTTCTCCAAATTTAGTTGTTACCGTTATAAATTTGTCAACAACCCACACACCGTCGGATGCCCTCAATATCTGTTCTGAAGGGTAAGTGATATTAACATTTTCGTTAAAAATTGCTTTAAAGATTAACTCTAAGGACTTTCTAGTACCCTTTGCGTCATATACTGACGACAGCAATTTAATAAAATTTCTTTTATCAAGAGCCAATTCTGTTGGTAGATATTCACCATATGTGGCATAAAACTCAGATATGTAGGACTCTAGAGTTTCGTCAATATCTGTGTCTTTACTTCTATTGTGAATAGAACAGATGGCTTTGGTTCTACCTTCAACGTATTTGTAATACGTTGTTATGAAGTCGGTAAATAGTGGATTATCCCCACGAATAAATTCTGGGATTAATGAAGAAACGTGCGATGAAATATTATTTTGCATATATTTCGGTTATCGTAACATTTGGATCCAACAAACCTATACTCGCGTCCTCTACGTTTATATCCAAGTTCAGTATCTGATTGCGTTTGACTACGATGTCGGCTTCCTCACACACACAGGTAATTGAAATAAACCTAGTACGCGAAAGATATGACCAAAGAACATATGATATGTTGAATTCACCGGATTTTAAATTCACAGTACCTATTTCCTTGACTAAGATACTGCCGGAATACATACCTAGCGTAGCGATCTTAGATGTAGAACCATCCGCATTTAGTAAATCAGTATATTTATCCGGTATTTCCTTGACACTCACGGAATATACACCATCTAAATATGTAACGAATTTGGTGGATTTTATAGAACCCCGAACAATCCCAGTATTTAAATTTCTTATATGGTTAGATTCTATACCAATAATCGGCGTCATTTTAAACCCGATTTTCTTGTCAATATGCACTGAGATTATGCCGGCGTCAATTTCTGATATTTTTGACAATAATCTTGACTCAATATAATCCATATTGAATACTGATATTTCATCAATATAATTTGTGATCGTATTCTTGATAGATGTCTCCACGCCTATCTGCTGCATAACCGTTTTTAACGGATTGAATTTTATTTTAGTCACAAATTCTAAGTTCGTGTATGTAGGGTTCACAAACTCAGGCAATATCGTCAATATAGACGACTCGCGTATTGCTGGGGTCAATACATCGCGTTTAATCGAATCTGAAACAGAAAATCCGTCTACTGGTTGTATCGAAATAAACACTTTTCCATATACTGGCGGTACATTATCTTCGCCACCCCATACGGATACAGATTTGATAAAATTAAACTTTTCCTTTAGTATTAATTCATAATCGTTTACAGTAATTGACCTATTTCTGGCAGAGTTTGATTTTACTGCGTTGTACTTGATTGATTGAATACCTTCCTTATCGGAGCCACCAAATGATTGTTGTGTTGTTGTAGAGATAACGCTAGTGGAACCAGCTATCGCAGAAGATAAAGTAAATGTTAGGCACCCATTGGCAGCCCCGTACGATTCCGACACCATATAGTCAATATCAACAATATTACCATTTACGGGTTGTTTTCCAAGAACGCCTCCACCAAAATAAATTTGGAAGAACCCATCGTACGATTCCTGTATGAAGTATGAATTTGAAGTTGGTGATAACTCAAAAACATTCTCAGCTTTAAAGTACTCAGTTATATCAACAGCATTTAAGTTTTCTCTAACAAAAACCTTTAATGTTGTGATATCAACGTTTTTGTTTGGTATTGTGAATATTGATCTAACATTTGAGTTAGTATCAACCGTAAAGAAATTCTGTAAACGCTTACCAGATACCAGTTTAACATTAGAGAAAACTCGCGATGTACCAACAACCTTAGAAGTCACAGATTCAGCCACAACAAACTGATATACCGCAGTATCGTTGCGTGATGTAAATAACGTACCTCTAGGCAATGAAATCGAAGTATTTTGGGGTAATCCGTTTACTGTGAAGTTAATATATGCCGTAGAACAAACAGCAGACTTTGGTGTATAACCTAGTTCTTTTGCTTTAGATACAACCGATGAACGTTTTTGCGCAGTATCAATAAACCCTTCGTTGTGTACCATGTTTGAATAATACGCATTCGAATGAGTATTGAATGCCAATATGTCTACAATAGCATTCAGCGCGGAACCTTCAAAATTGTAGTCTGAAAATGTTGGATTAGATTTGATAAAATCTATAATTTCCGACTTGATATTATTAAAATCTAATTCTGTTATCTGTGCAGTCATTGTTATTCTCGATAATGTTTAACAATATTTAATATGCTTTATCTCAACCTGTTTATAAGGATGTTCGCTGTGAATGGTTCCGATATGTTGATGATTTCACCATATATCTCACAAGATATTTCGTTTGGTGTTGGAAACCCGACCCGTACATGGTTTATCGCAACTCGTGGTTCAAACACTGACAAGTACTGCCTCACCTCACCCTCGAGAACGATCTGTACGATGTTTGATGCCTGCTCGAACATATATGTATAGATTGGTGACTTAATCTCTGGGTGGAACGGTTTATCACCCTCCTTGAGCATCATGAGGTGGATGATAGATTGCTTTACAGCGTTCTTCTCTTTCTTCACGAGCAAGTTACTAGACACTGGGTGTTTACTGAATGTAAAATCCAAGTCAATATATTCTCTAGATTTTTTTAATAATGTTGTCATTTGATAACCTCAAACTTTCCTTCTAAACCCTTAACCATACTGTGATTATTCATAGTAAAGACTTGACCTTTATTTCCACCACCAGACGAGAACGATACATGAATCCACGTCACAGGTGAACCCTGCATTCTTCTATTGGTGTTGTATTCCAAAATAAGCTGACCGAACGGAACTGAAC